CCACGAGATGAGATACCAACTGTAATATTATTATTAAATAATTCTTTTAATATATTACCTGATGGTGTAGGTAGTATTTCAATTTTACCGTATAAATCTTTACCTTGCCAACTTAAAGCAACAATATTATGTGATACGTTTTTTAAGTTAATTACAGGTGAATCTGGATGATCTAATTCTCCTAATGCACGACGTTCTTTAACTGGTCCTTGTGAATATTTATCAGCTTCACGCTTTAGTACTTCATAAGGATAAACACGTCCGTTACCATTTTTAGTTTCAGCTTTTTGAATTAAACCTTCAACAAACATTTTACCGTTAGGATTCATCATCGACTCCTTTAATGATTGAGGAGTAGCGGTAAATAAAGCTGTTTCTATTAATAACTGTTTTTCCATTATTTCATTTCATTCAAGATACGACCAACCAAAACACTCATTTCGTCTTCAGTTAATGTATCCATTTTAACTTTTTTAGTACCATTTGCAGTATCGACTACATTATTATCTTTGACTTCAACAGGTAAATCAGTACGTTTTTTACGATCAACTTTCATTGCATCTTCGTTGTATCCAGCTAAATGAAGTTGTGAATAATAGTGCTTACTATCTTTCAAATTCTTCATTACAATTTTACTAGCTTTATCTTCGTTAGTACCTTTTTCGGTTTCGTAACGCATCCCTAAATCATATTCTTGAGGATCACACCAGTCATTAGCCATACCATATTCTTGCGGGCCAGCTTTTGCTTCAGTAATAATACCTTTGTTTTTTAAAATCTTAACAGCATCTTTAAAATCAACTGTATTAGAAATAAATTTAGGTAACGCCATTTTGACATTACGTAAAAATTGAGCTTCACTCAATTTTCCTTCGTTTAATGATTTATATTGATCGAATATACTTTTCATTATTTTTTCAATGTTTTAATTTTCGTGTTTAATACGGCTAATCTTTCAGTCATAGCTTCTAGTCCTTTAATCGAATTAGCTAATTGATTTTCAGTTTTTAAATTATTTTCTTCACGTAAACGTAAAGTATAATCAGTCAATTGATCTATTTCTTTTAAACGTTTATTTATACCTCTGATTGCATTTGACATTTTGCGTTCAGGTGACATTTCAGAAATTGATTTTGAAAATGAACGATATGATACTTCATTTACAGCATCTTTACCAATAATTTCTTGTTCATCTTTGTAAGCTGATTTTTTAATATTGGTTTCTGTAGCTTCTTCCATTCCAAATTGAGTAAGTGCAGCAGGATTAATTTTTCCAAATGCGTTTGGTGTTAAGATATATAAACGTTCGTTAACTAAATCGTTAATTAATGATTCATATTTAACAAAATCAAATGTTTTACCTGATTTTGGTTGTTTACCTACTAATTTAAAACCTAACTTTTCAGCGTATTTAGTTGCTTTATTTGGACCTTTACCTTTAGAAAAAGCAAATGGAGTTGAATAAGCTTCTCCACCTGAAGTAGCATTTTCTTCATCTAAGATTTCAGCTATTGCTTGACGTATTAATTCACGTAATTTATCCATTATGATACTCTTAATTCGTGTAATAATTCGTAATAATTCATCAAATTTAACACATCATCATCAGACACATTTTCCGATTTAGGAATTATATTCAATATAGAATTAACTTCGTTTAATTTAATTTCAATTTTTTTATCTGTTACTTTTTTAGATAATACTTCTAATTCTAATTTAATATTCTGAATCTGGTTATTGATGTATTCTTTTAATGTTATTGTATTAGATACATTATTAATGAATTCTTTCAATAATGATTTTTGTTCAGGTAATAAATTAGAATATTTTGTATTGAATTTCTCAACAATCATTTTATAGATTAAGATACGAGTACCTTTATCTTGTTTAGCATATTCTTCTAATACTTGATCTTTAACTGCTGTTTTATCTATTGTTTTTTTAGTTAAAAATTCAAGTAAAGTAACTTTATTATCAATTACAATCTTAGGATCAGTAAAATCAGCTGAATTATGTGCTTCAATCAAATTATATATAGAAGCATTAATTTTATAATTTTGTATTTTAGCTTTAAAGAAATCTTCTAAATCGTAGTTATCTTTTATTTCTTTAATTAAATTATATTTTTCTTTTCTTAATGCTGTTTTATTTAACTTTTCAGATAAACGTAAAACAGTTTCAACTAATGATTCTGCTTTTGATTCAGATAGTGAATTTATATTAATTAATGTTTGATATAATTTATGTTCTTTAGCTAACTCTGTTTTAGAAAAATATTTTTTAACTAATGTGGCTGCTTGAGGATCTTTATTAGATAAAATATCACTGGCGATTTGGCGCACTAATAGCTCAAATAATATGCCAGTATTTTTATATTTAGAATTCTTTAATTTAGACATGTCTTAGTATTACTCTGTTATAAATATCGATTAGTTTATATATCCTTAATATTTGATTCATCTAATATAGAAGGCTCAGCTAAAGCATTTACCTTATCAAATTTAATTTCTTCTAACATCTTTTTATTTTTTAAGTACTCGGTTTTAGTACTTTCTAAAGTCCAAGTAGCACCGGTACCTGGTGCGGATCTTAATGGTTCTCTCATATCTTCAGCGCCAATAGGATCTTTTCCTAATGCATGATTTTGAGTTCCATAATCAGAAGCTCTTTCTCTAGGGCGTCCAGCTTCACGTTCGTCATACCCAATAGGTACTTCATCTCCAACCCCATAACGACCTTTACCATATAATGAAGCTAAATCATGTGGAGTACCAAATGATTTGCCTGATTCAACAGGATCATTACCTTCGTTTTCGATTTGTGATGTTCTAAACGCACGTTTTTTATCTTCAAGGATTTGATTTCTATATTCTGTGTATTCTTCTTCAGAGAATTGGAATATGTTATGATAAATCCAATCAGTAGGCAATAAACCTTTATCTAAAATTTGATTAGATAAGTCTATTTTTTCCTTATATAATGCAATTTTTTCTTGTTCATAAATAATTGAAGGAGTTGTTAATGATAATTCAAAATTAGTTAATTCAGCATTATCAAATCCTTGAGTATATAAATGAACTAAAGCAATTTTAGTTAATTCTGATACTACGATACGTTGGATACGTTCTACTGTACGAGCAAAACGAATATCTTCAGAAGCAAGAGTTGCTTTACCAGTTAAGTCTTTTTCATAACCCATAAAAGCTTTAGGTACACGTAAAGCAGCAAATAACTTATCTCTTAAGTAAGCTACGTCTTCGATTGCAGTATATTCTAAACCTTTTAATGTATCAATTTTAGTTGTTGAATCATTACCTCTAAGCGGAATATAAAAATCTTCCGTTAGATTCATCATATTATACTTTAAGTTATAATCACCAGTTTGTGGGTCAACATATGGAACTTTCTTAATACGTTGCTTCATTTTTTCCATGTATGGATCAACTTCTTGAGGAGCAATATTTCCTATATTTGTATAGAAAATACGCTTTTCAGGCGCACGCATAATACGATGAATTAACATCGCATCTTCCATTAAATTTAATTGCTTGAATATTTTACGACCTGGTTCAAGATAAGAACGGCCATATGGTAAGTATGAAGGGTCTGATAGTAATCTAAAGTGAGCTATTTCGTAATTTTCAAAATAATCATCACGATTTGTATTTGTAGCGTATCCGTATGCTTGATTTAAATTGATTTTAAAACGAACATATGATGGATTAGCTGGATTAGAACCTTCTTCACGTTGCACATCATATACTGAAAATGGCATTACATTGTAAACACCAAATTTTTCTGCAATATCTAAGTGTAAATAGAAATCACCATATTTACACATTGTTCTAATCCATGCCCAAAGATTAAATTCAACATTTAATACTTCATAAAATAGATTATAAAGTACTCTCTGTAATTTAGCATTTGAGGATTTAATATGTAAAACTTCACCTTGTTCATTTTTCAAGGTTGCTTCATCAGCTATAATATCTAAAGCAGATGCTACAATAGCATCCGTATCCATTGCTTCGTAATCTGTATATAATGAAGTACGAAGTGTTTGGTAGTTCATTAATGGAGTATATGCTAATCTTGAATTACCAGCATGTATTCTATTAAATCTATCAATAAGCGAATTGGTTTGGATATTACCGTATGTTTGTAAACGGTCAACATCAATCGTGCGTAACTGATTTCCCCCAACATTCCTAATAATTACATCAGTGGAGAATAATCTTCTTAGTCGTCCGAATAGACTAGTATCTATTGCCATATTATTTTGTGTTACTCAATATGTAGTATATGTTATAAATATTAAATGTAATAAGGAACATTAAAGTAGCCAATTTAGATCGTGAGCATTTCCAAATCCGTCTTTCATTTCCCAAGGATTTTGACCTAAATAAGGTGCATTGACCGCACTTGTAGATGATATAGATAACGAATTCAATGCTGCTTTAGTTAAATCTAAACCATTTTGATGATAAACTAAAGCTGTATCTCTAACATATAACCCAAAAGATAAAGCTAATATCAAATCATCATTATATCCTCCCTGAGCTTGTGCTTTACCATGCTCCCAAATAAATGTTCTTAATTCTTCAATAGTACGTTTTGATTGAATTACAAATTGACGTTCACGTAATGATGTTTCTAATTTAGAAATAAACAATGGTCGTGTACGAGTTGAGTTAGTAATACCAGGAACAGTTTGATCATTTTCCATTCTAGATACAAAATTATCTATAGACATATCTGTTCCTTTAGGTGAATAATATAAATTAGGATATCCATTTTCAATAACTGAATTAATTACATCCCAACCAATATTTGCGTTTTCAATTACAAGTAATGCATTATTATATTCAGTAGCGGCAGTGATTAATAAACGAGCAAATTCACGAGTACCAATTTTTGATTTAAATTCAGCTACTTGTCTATATTCTTTGGTTGCTATGATATGAAAAGTTGAATAATCACTTCCATCTCCACGAGCAACGTCAGCACTTATTATATATGTTTCTGATGGATTAGCATATTCATAGATCCAATAATCACCACCCATACCACGTCTTTCAACAGGATCTATTACATATGTTTTTTCATAAAATTCAATTATATCATTTGTAATAACATTATTACCAGAAGCTAAAAAGTCACACTCATATTCTTGAGCAATCTCTCTAGGATTACTATTTTTATTTTCACGCTCAAACCAAGCATCATCACGTTCGGGATGCACATTCCAAGGTAATTTAATCGGAATAAAATCATTTTCTGAATTTAAAGAAGAAACCCAGGTCTTATGAAACCAGTTACCTACACCATTTGGTGAAGATAAAGCAATACATCCACCACCAGTTGAAATAGTAGGTTTAATTGATGTATAAATTCTATCAATTCCTTCAATAAACGCGGCCTCATCTATCAATAATAAAGATACAGCGTATGAACGACCAGCATCTGAGGCTGCGGATGAAGCAACGATCTGAGATCCGTTAGATAATTTTAATGATAGTTTATTATTTGAGTCTGGTTTTTCTTTACCTTTAAGCCATGATGGTAATTGTTGATACATAAATTGTACTTTATCAACCATATTTACAGCTGTTGTTTGTTTAGTTGCAATACATAATACTGTTTTATCTTTATGGAATAACATTGTCCATAATGAAAAACCAGCAGCTAATGTTGATATACCTAATTGGCGAGATTTATTAATAATTGAATAATCGTGTTTTAACCACAATTTCAATACTTTTTCTTGGAATGGATATAAATTAAAATTTACTCGACCTCTTGTAGGGTGTTGAACCATACAATACTTTTTCATAAAGTGGATAGGATCTTGTAAACACTTAACGTATTCTTGACGGATTATATCCTTTATATTTGCTTCACTCATTTTGCCCAGTTTTCTAATGCTTTCAAATAACCATTACCCATATGGTCTTTTATATTTTTACCAGAAAAAAGTGATTTAAGGTATAACCAAAGTGCTTTTAATGATGTATCTCTTTTCAATACATTTCCATTATTATCTAACCTTAATTGGTAGTTAACATGATAAAATCTTATGTATGGGGTATGTGTTACTAAATCGTTATTATATACTATTCGTAAAGTATCTATATTGCTATTATCATAGTTTTCTTTAAATATTTTATTACCTACTCTAGGACTACCAATAGTTGTTGAACTAACATTATAATTAGAATAATGTTTTTTAATTGAGTGTGCATAAAGTGTTGCTACGGCTCCACCTAAACTATGCCCACAAACTACAATATCTGTGGTTTCACCTTGTAAATTTTCTAATGCATCATCAATTGCGATGTATGTATCGTCTAATACTGATTCCCAACAATATTTAAATCCAATATGAACTTTTTCTCCATCATTAATGAATGGTACCTTATCAATTGAAGCATCATTTTGAAAATCCTTCTTTGATTCGCTACCTCTCCATACAACATATATAGTTTTACCTTTTGTTGCTACAAATCCTTGTGTATCTGATTTTTTATTCTCAATCCACTTTACTAACGATAATCCATATTCATCCCAATTTATTTGGTCTTTGTTTGAATACGCTAATACTGCTAATTTTGAGTTATATAGTGCTTGTTTTCTTGTCATAATATTATTTTGTATATAAATATATAGAAAAAGAAAAGCCTACTAAAAGTAGGCTCTCTAAATAAACAAACATTATTATGAAAAATCTTATACTTCTTCTTCAGTGTCTTCGGCACCTACTATAGCAGCTGCATCTCTTGTTTCTTTATCAGAAATTTTAGGAATACCATATTTTTTCTTAGTAATACGGAATTTTTTAGCTAACTCTAAAGTAACTGGATCTTGTGTTTGAATCAAACCGTCGGCGTATTGTTGAGCAATTTCTTGTCCTAACTCATCATCGTTAGCTACCATTGATTGCATTTTATCAATATATTGTTGCTTTCCAGCAGCGTTATCAGCTTTACGATATGCTTCACGAGCACGCTTGTAATCTAATGTTTTAGCAGCTAATTCAGCACGATCAGCAGGAAGTGAATAATCTGGATTAGATAATGTTGTTGGAGTATATTCTACATCACGACCAAATTTTGAACCACGATCTTGAGATGGAGTAACAACTCCTGTTGCTTTTTCAAATCCTGTTGATACGTCTTTTTGTGATGCAGAGAATGGTAATTCATCATATGTGATTTTTTTCTTACCAATTGCACCAATTACTAATGGACGAATAAATGATTGTTGTGAAGCATATTGACGATCTGGATTTTTTTCGTTATGAATACGTAAAATATCCGTTGCTGTTAATGGTTGTCCTTCATCTTTTAATACTTTAACAATATCAACTAAACTTCTAAATTCAGCTTTTGATAATTTACCTTGTACGTCTGTTAAATCAGAACGAAAATCTGATTTTAAAGTATATTTTACTTCAGCTGCACGAGCCATTTCACTAACTGGTTTGTACTTTGAAGTAAATGCAGGTGATTTTTCTGTTGCATCATCTGGGTCAGTAGTTGTTGGTAAACCCTTATTAGCATCAGCTTGGTTTTTTAGGGTATATAATTTGTTACCTTCACCCATTAATTCTTCACGAACTATTTTATTAATTATTTCTTTTAATTTATCTTCCATTATTTTGTTTTTTGAATAGAAATTGTCTATTATAAATATTATTATTTTTTTAACTCATTTAATATGATAGCAATTCTTTCTTCAGTACTACCTTTAATTTCAACTACACGTTTAGGTCGATAAGCACCTAAAAACCATTTAATAGATGAATCGATCCGATCCCTATACTCAGGATCTGTTTCTCTAATACCATTATTTTCTATTTCTACACCTTCGGGCGATACATAAAAAATAATATCGTATTGCTTAGCCAACAACATAGCCGCGTCAAATAATATCTCTTTTTCATTAGACTTAATAGACTTAGCTTCTTTAGTAAATGCGCAAACATCATATACTGTTCTGTCAGTTAATAGATTATCATTAAATAATTCACTCGCACGCTCAGCAATGAAAACCAACTGACCCTTAACACTAGAGTCAGTATTTAATGGGATACCTAAATCACTTAAATATTTAGATCGTTCAACACACCCAATATAATCCTTAAACTCATCTAATTCTAATAATGCTTTAACCAATGTAGTTTTACCTACAGACATTGTACCTGCTAAACCTATTTTCATCGTGCTAA